TGCTCTTTGGTTAAGGGCTTATTTTTAAAGCTCTCATATTTTCTTTGATTTGGATTTGAATCAATTTGAAATTGTTTTAATTTATTAGAGATCGTGGTACGGTCTACATTATAAATTTTTGCAATTTTAATCATTGTGAGGTTGTTTTCACAATATAATTCTATCAGTTTTTCTTTTGGGATATCTATCTTTTTCATTGATTTTTCCTGCTGATCATCTATATCAATTTGATTTTTACTAAACTATTTTTTAAACCGGCTCGGTGCCAAGTTTGTTTGGATGTTTAGTACAGATTGCTTACTAGATTTTCCAGCATATAGCCAAATTTTATTCTTTAGCTGCTCACGCTGCTAAAGCCGCTACACAGTTAACGGGATCGATTTCACCACCACCAGCTCCTTGACCACCACCGGATGCCCATTTGAGGATATCGGTGAATTCTTTGATGTTCATGAAGTATTTGCTGGTTACGAGGTCCCATTTGTCAACTTCTGCTTTGAGTTCGAGAAGGTCGGCTTTGAGGAGACCGGTATCAGCAATGTCTTGGAGGGTGTTTTCGACGCTTGCAGCTGCATCAAGGGCTGCGAAGACGTTGGCGTCTTCTTGAGCCATGATTTCTTGACGAGCTTTTTGGACTGCACGGTCGATAACGTTGAAGCGACGACGACGTACTTCAGCGATACGGACGGTGGGGTTTGAAGCAAGTTCGAAAGTAGGAACTGTGACTGATTCGCCGAAGATACGTGATTCGGGAGGTGAACCGTTGCTGGCAACGACAACAGCGGTTACGTCGATATCACGGTGATAAACGGGAAGAGCACCTTGAGGTACATTGGTGCATTGTTATAGAGCATTTACCCTAGCTAAGTCATTTCTGCTTAGCTCTTCATGTTCCTATGAAGATCAGACTTTATCATCATCTAAATTTTTGGATTCAGATGTTTGGCATAAAGTCGTTGAGGAGGATTTTAGAGATTGATAGTATATTGCATATGGTTTAATTATCTCTGTTAATTTTTCTGAATTTTCTTTATTAACTGAGAGGTAGTGATATTCTATATTATTTTTAAGATAGGTACAAATTTTTGTACGAACATTAAATTTAACTTTTAGAATATACTGAAGAGTTTCTTGTTCTGATTTGGAGAACTTATTGGAATTAAATTTCATGGTTAGATGATTTTTAATTTCTCCTTGATCAGAGAACCATATAGCAACAGAGAGAGGCGTTAGATAATTGATTAGCTGTGTTCGAATTACTTTTTTATTATTTTCATAAAAGAGTTTGTGGAAGAAGCTTAATTCGTTATGGGTAGCGGTTTGAAGGCTAAGCACAGTCGAGTTATTTTTTTCTTCTTTATGGATGACGTTAATAAAATTTCCTAAGATGGATTTAATCCAGAGTGTCAATTCTTTTTTTGATTCTGGATATTTAACTTCTAATCTATAGGAGTCTCCATGTTTTTTGACATGGTTTTGACCGAGTAGTATTCCAGCGATGGCATCTCTTTGTTCCTGAGTAAATGGAACTTTTTTGATAAGTTCATATTTACGCTGTTTAGGATTTTTATCGATATTGAGATCGATGAGAAGTTTTTGAACGATGGAATTATCTACTTGATAGATTTGAGCTATTTCGTAGGAGGTTAAATTTTTATTAACGTATAATTCGGACAGAGTATCTTTATCAATCATTAAAATCTTTCCTGCTGATTAACTGTATCATCTTGATATTATAACTTGACTTGGTTAAAAAGATTAGCTACGGTGCATAATCTATAGTGTAGTCAAGTAATCTCGCTTTCAGTTGTCCCAGCATATAGCCAAATTTTAGATCCCCTACCTATGTTCAGGGATCGGTTACAAGGGCGCGACGAGCGATACCTTGGTAATCTAAGTTTTTACGACATTTGTTACAGTGATTACCGAGACTGGCTAAATCATTTCTGTTTAGCTCTTCATATTTCTATGAAGTTCAGACTATATCATCATCCTATTTAGGAGTTTGGCATGTAGTCGTTGGGGATTTCGATGTTATCGATCTTTCCTGCTGATTGTCTATGTCATCTTCAAGTTTTTACTTTGCTATGGGTAAGCTATCTACGGTGATTAGCTTGTATGGGTGCAAAGTATTGAAGCTTTTAGAGTTTCCAGCATATAGCCAAATTTAGACCCCACTCGTAAATCAGTGGTTAATGGGGTTAGCCATGGCTTGTGCAAGAGCTAATTTGCCGTTTTGGTCGGAAATAGCGCGAGCAACGAGTTCGTCACGGCGTTCATCGGAGAGAGCGGGTTGACCAGCGAGTGCGAAATTGCTGGGGAGACCGTTCTGAACAACTGAGGCATATTTTGAGAGAACTTCGAGAGCTTCTTTAACGCTAGAAGCGTTAACTTCGCCCTTTGAATTGAACATAGTCATAATTGGATCCTTATTTAGTTAATTCTGCTCATCACAATGATAAGCATTTCTATTGTTATTTGACAAATGAGGGGCAGCGACTGCCACCCCTCAAATCTTTTCAAAATCAGTCTTCTACTTTGAAGCGGAGAACTGCTTGAGTGAAGTTCACTGCTCCGGTTACAAGATCTGATGGAGTGGTGACGAATGAACCATTGGTGGTAAATTCGATAAAGCGACCGACGACTGGACCACCAACTTCGAATGAAGCTGCGGAGTTGGGGGTTAAGAGACCAGCTGAGGTTGCGTAGAGAGCTGCATTACCAGCGAGGGTGGTGTTGGTTTTGGTTAAGCCGGTTGCTGCGGTTGTATCAACTGCATCAAGGGTAACGGCATAAAGACCGGGACCATCCCAGAGGGTAACTTTGCCAGAGGCGTATGCGGTGTGAGGACCGAGGGCAGAGCCTGAAACTTGTTGACCTGAGGTGCCGCCGACGACGACGCCGAAGAGTGTACCGTAACCGGAAACGCCTTCATCAGCGAGGAAGAGGGGACGAACGCCAGATGCTAAAGTTTTGGTAACTGCTGGACGGGTTTGAGTGGTATCAGAGACGTAGCCGTCATTGAGATCGGCTGAGCCTTTGTCTACGGAGCTACCTTTAGCGACGTAGGTAAAAGCAACAACTTCGCCGCCTTTGAGAGCAGTAACTTCTGCATCAAGTCCGTCGAATACGCCATAGGGTTCATGTTTTGGATTAAGAGGTTTTAAAGCCATGTGAATTCCTTATAAAAAATTAAACTTACTCCGGTCTTACGAATGAACTAACAATAGTTCTAAAGCTATATTTTAATATTATATGAATATGTTAAATATTATATCAAAGGTTTTGTTCTTTTGCTTTAAATTTTTTAATTAAATTGAGGGCAGAGATAAAATCTTGGAAGGAGACATTGATTTTGTTATTTTTAACGATCATACCGATCACGCTAGAATCTTCGATATAAGCGGCTATTTCTTTTTCTTTTGCTTTTAATTTTTGAATTAGTATTGGATCTAGGGTATCAGATATTGGTAATTTAAAAGCTTTTTGAAATTTATTTAAGTTGGATAATTTTTGTGGGGTTTCGGTTGTTTGGGGGGATGTTTCTGTGGGCGGGTTATTTTTATTTTTAGCGATTAATGATTTTAATTTATTTAATTCGGAGAGAGACAATCCAGCGGCAGATGTTAAATTAATTTTTTCTTGAAAGGTTTTATTAGCGGTAGATTCTAGGGAATAGACGGCGGCGAGTAATTTAGTAGAAGATTCTCCGTCGATGGGACCGGAATAACAAATTCCTAGGGGGCAACCTCTAAGGAACTGTTGAAATTGCATAATGGTATTGGTATCGGCAGCCATATTATCATCTTCTAATGGAACGGTAGAGTGTTGGAATTGTCTTTGTGGTCGTTGGAAGTTTCTAGCTTCTTGTGGGATAACCACTTGAGTAGCGGTAGGTTTATCCCACAAGGTAGCGGCATCTTCTGTAAAGCTCATACTTTGCTAAAGGCTTCGACCAAGGGGTCTCTGTAATAAGAGCGTTCTGGAGTTAATCCTCTTGCTTTATCGCGAGCTTTGCTGGCTGCGCCATCGATGAAAGATCTTTGAAAATTTTCAACGGCTTCATAGTCTTCGTCTTCGTCCTCTTGATACATTTTTGATGGTCGGCGTCTTGATTCTTGTACTTTTTGAGTTAGGGAATCTTCATAGTCTTCGGCGTCTTCTTCATATTCATCAGAATATTCTTCTTGATATTCATCGGAGTATTCCGAAGCTTTTCCGGCAAGTTCTTCAATGTTCATTAAATTAGTTTCAATGACTTGTTTGTAATTTTCAGCTTGTTCGGTAATTGTGTTCATAATATCTACGACATCATCTTCTTTAGATTGAACCACTTGTTCTTTAACTCTAGTCATCCATTGTTCAAAGGTGGTTTCGGGTATAGAATATTCAGATTTAGCTTCTTGCAATGTTGGAATGAGGATGCTTTTATGATCAATAATATTATCTAATAATTCTACTAATTGATCTGAATCACTTTTAATTTTCTCATCAATTCTGTTGGCTTTAATAAGTTTAGAAAGTTCTTTGAATTTTCTTTCTTGAACTTTTTTATTAGTATTTTTTAAAACTTCTAATTGTTTTAATTTAAGGTCTTTTCCAATTTTTTCTAATTTTATAATTTTTGCTTTTAATTCTTGTAATTTTTCATTGTAACCATGAAAAAATTTGCTAATCTCTGGATATTTTGATTTTAATTTATTTAATCTTTCAGTAAAATTGGTAATGTCATTTTTGATACCTTGAGAAGTGTACATATTGCTGGCAACTGTACCTGTAACAAGAGCGGCTCCAGCGAGAATTGCTACCCATTTGGTAAGCATTCCCAACGCCCCTGCTGCAAAAAATGGATTTGCACTTTTAAAAAATTCTTGATTTTCAATAGTTTTATTTAAGAATGCGGTACAATAATCTGCTAATTTCATTAATTTTTCATTATTAGAATTATCTAGATAGAATCCTAATTTTACTGTTTCATTTAACAGATCTTGATGAGCTTTGATGTATCGGTGATTGGTTTGTAAAATGGCGGGATTTTTCAATGCGATATGTTGCATCATATCGGATCTTTGAGAGAGATTTTCTACGACTCCATTAAACTTATCATAGGAAGGACCCATGACTACAGTTTTAGGATGAGCTTCTTCTAATAGTTCTGAAATGGGTTTGTTTTTGATGCCATAAAAAATTTCGGCAGAAGATAATTCTTTGGGTTCTTTTTTGGATTTTTCGGATTCTTTTTTAGAATCATCTTTAGAATCCTCTTCTGCGGCTGTGGAAATTAAACCTTGTTCCATAGCAATTCTGGCATATTCTTCAAAAACATCGCTGCTCTTTAATTTCATTTAATTCCCTTTTTTAAATTTTCTTCAACTTCATCAATAAACTGATTGACAACTTGGCTTATGGAGGAGTATTCTTTTGGCATAACCAATTGATTGCCTCTAAGCTTTTCAAATCCGGTGCCTTTGCTATCTTTAATATACATTTCAATGCCATTAACTATTGAGTTAAACTTTGGTGATCTTTTTATTGCTTCGGATATTTTTGATTCAACTTTAAATTGATCTGATTTCATCAACTCTTCAAAGCTTTTAGGTCCTTGTTTTAGATATTTTTCATAAAGCGAATCCAAATAAAGATCTAAAGTCCAAATTCTAATTGTATCTTTTACAGTTTTAGAGCCAACCAAAGGAACTACCCAAATAAGACCGGAGTTTTTTGATGGGCTTATTTGCTCTTCTTTTTCTTTTCTTTCTTCTTTTTCTTCTTTTTCTGCAAACGTGAAGGGGTTTTCAATTTCAGATTTTGTTGAAGGCTCTTCTTTCTGCGCTTGATCTTTTGGATCGGGAAGACCTATTAATTTTGAAACTCCTCTACCAATAGAAAGTAAAAGGGCACCTGCGAAAAGAGATTTAACTATCCAGGCAACTATTCCGACGCCGAACCATTTAAGTCTACTGGCGCCATTTGGTCTATTAAAAAGATTGCCAAATATTCTTTGAATAATGGGAACTTCTTTTCCTCCTCCGAATAAAAACGGAGAACCGGGAGTTCCTTTGCCATAATATTTTGATTTATAATATTTATCTACTTCATCTTGCCATCCAATTGCTGTTTTTTCAATTTCTTGAGCGGCAATTTTATCTATCCCTTCAATTAGGGATGCTTCTTTAAGAATTTCTTCAAATATAATTTCTGAGATACTTTCTTTACTAGCAGAGGCGACAATCCCATCATCAGCCATGCTGATGGCAAACTCTCCCATTCCTCCAAATAATGAGGCAGCTGCTTCGTTAATTTCTTTGCTAGAGACTTCGCCTTTTTCTTCTAATTTAGGCTTGAGGTATTTAACCAATTTTTTAGCCATATCAGAAATGTTATAGCCGAAGGCATCTAAAGCAAGATAGATTGCTCCCAGTATAGGATTAATTCTAAATAAAACGCCAGCTGATAAAACATTAAGCATAGATGTAATGTATCCGCCTGGGGTTTCGGAAGAGTCTTTTATGTATCTTGAAGAAAAGTCTTGTAAAAAATTTTGAACAGAAGATAGACCTAGGGTTTCAAACAATCCTGCTGTTTTTTGAATATGTTGAGGAAAGCAAAGCTTTTCAACTTCTTCAAAAAGAAAAGATTCTCTTAAAAGGCTTATTTCTTCTTTGGAGAGATTCATAGAGTTCTTCCGGCTGCCATTTGTCTTGCCACATCAGTTAATTGACTTAAGTGACTGCTGATCATTCTACCAATTGTTACACTGTTTTTATATACTATTTCAAAAACTTCATCAGGAGGATTGGCTTTTTCTCTATAACTATCAAGAGCAGCAGAAACTGCTACTTGCAAATTACTTAAAAATATTGAGTAATCATCAACACACTTAAGGGTCAATTCTCTTGTAGATTCTGTGTACCGATGGTTTTTTGCAAATAAAGTTCTTGCGACATCAACGGCTCTATATTTAAAATAGGATATGGGGAATTTTTTCTTGAATCCTAATTCAAAACCATCAAAGTGAGGAGAGTTTAAATTAATTCCATTAGGACCAAAGGGCGGTTCATCGAGATCTACATCGCCTTCTCCTTCTTCAATGGTACCATATTGAAATCCTTTGCCTCCGGGACCGACTTGACCACCAGGTCCCCAGCCACCGTCCGGACCACCTTGACCTGGCACTCCGCTTTGACCAATAGGTATTCCGCCACCGCCCGCTCCAGAATCAAGCTTAAAGAAGTCTTCTCCAAGAACTTGACCTTCAGTAATTTTATAAGCATCAATTAATTGATTAAATTTTAAATTTAAATTAGAAATATAATTTTTATAAGTATTAAAAATAGGTTTTTTACCTGCTGGAATTTGTTCAGATCCAAGTAATGCCTCCACTCTGCCGTTAAACCAGCTAAATATTAAAAACCATTGATCTTTAGGCAATATACTTAGTTCTGAAACAAATTTTTCTAAATATTTATAAAAAGCATATAAGGAAGATAGATCTTTATCTTTTAATGGAGTTCCATTTGGATCTTGTTGGGCAGTTGCCTCGGAAGTATAATCAAATATAGCCATGGAAATTCTGTCAAGCTCCACTGCTGGTCTCTCCCCTGCTCTTGTCCATCCGTTATTGTCTAGCCAATTTTGTATGGCTTGAGTGTTCTTAGTAGCTTCATTCGATAAAACTGATTCATCAGCTTTATTTGAAGGAGAAGGAGTTAAACTTAATTTAGTTGCTTTGTTTGCAGCGGTGATTGAGCTGGTGGTTCTTCTGCCCCAATCTCCATCTAGGCTTCCTTTTTGATTGGATCTCCCAACGAACATAATGGTATCAAAATCAGCCTTATTTGCTTCTGGGGCTTTACTTGGGTTCTTTGTTAAGAACTCTGATAATTCTTGAAGCATTTCTTGCATTTCCCAAACTTTTTGTCTGGCTGCAGAAAGTTTA